ATTACAACTGGAAAAAAGATGACCTGTATGAAGTCAGTCAAAAAGAGGCTGACTTATTCTTTTATACCCAAGTCTTGACAGGTGACTCAGTAGACGGTTATTCAGGCTGTCCTAACATTGGTAAGAAGAGGGCTGAGTATATCCTCAAGAACGCTGGTGAGTATTGGCCTGCTATTGTCTCTACATATGAGAGTAAAGGTTTGACTGAAGATGATGCCTTGATACAAGCCAGGGTAGCAAGGATATTGAGAAATTGTGATTATGATTTTAAGAAGAAAGAGGTTGTATTATGGATTCCATGATTAAGAATGATTTTAGAGTATTCAATTTTGATCTTTATGATATAAGAGCAATGCTTGTTGATGATGAGCCATGGTTTGTTGCTAAAGATATCTGTGATGCGTTGGATATTACAGATGTGTCAGTAGCCATGAGACGACTAGATGATGATGAGAAGCTGATCCGTACAATATACGGGTCAGGTCAGGGAAGAGAAATGAGTTTAATCAATGAGTCTGGTTTATATTCTCTCGTCCTCACCAGCCGTAAACATGAGGCAAGAGAATTTAAGAGATGGATTACCCATGAAGTAATTCCTTCGATACGTAAGCATGGTATCTATGCTACAGATACAGTCATAAACAACATTCTTCAAGACCCTGACTTTGGTATAAAACTGCTGACAGAACTCAAGCAAGAACGCTCACAGCGTGAACGACTTGAGATAGAGACAGCACAACAACAGGAAGTCATTGAAGAACTGGAGCCTAAAGGTGAGTATTACGATAATGTTCTTCAGAGTGAAACAGGATTTCCTATTACAGAAATAGCTAAAGAGTATGGCTTAGAGGGTAGATGCTTGAACCAAATGCTTCATACGTTAGGGATACAGTACCATGTAGGAAGAGTATGGGTCCTCACAAAGCCTTATTGTGGTAAAGGTTACACAAAAACAAAGACCTATCCAAAGCCAAATAAAAAGTCTGTGTCTCATACATATTGGACTGAAAAGGGTAGGCAGTTCATTTATGAGTTACTAAAAGATAAATTAAGCCTATTACCTATTAGAGAAAGATAAAACCGAGAGGAGATTTATTATTCTTGGACTCATCAAAACAAATGTTAGCCTTATATGAGGACTTTATACGCCTCAGAACATATGCAAGATGGATTGAAGAGGAGGGTAGAAGAGAGGATTGGGCAGAGACAGTCTTAAGATATGCTGATTACTTTGCTCTAAGATTACCTAAGGACAACATTGACTTAAGCTTGAAGTATCTCAAGACAATAAGATTCATCATGAACAAGACTGTAATGCCTTCTATGAGGGCTTTATGGACAGCCGGTCCTGCATTAGACGTTGATAATATTGCTGGTTACAACTGTAGCTATACTGTAATCGATAAACCTAAAGCCTTTGCAGAGGTTCTTTACATACTCCTTCAGGGAACAGGTGTAGGATTCTCTGTTGAAAAGCAATATATCAACCAGTTGCCTACAATACCTTCCCTGAAATACTCGCCAGAGGTGATTTTGTTTGACGATAGTAAGCTTGGTTGGGCTACAGGCATTAACAATCTTATTACAAGGTTGTTTAGTGGGTTTATCCCTATGTGTGACTTATCACGGATTAGAGCAGCAGGATCTCGCCTTAGAACATTCGGTGGTAGAGCTTCAGGACCAGAACCTTTATACAAACTTATCAACTTTACAATTCAGAAGTTTAAGGATGCACAGGGACGTAAACTTACCTCCGTAGAAGCCTATGATATCTGCTGTATGATAGCTGAGATAGTGGTTGTAGGAGGTGTCAGACGGTCTGCTCTAATAAGTCTCTCAAATCTTGATGATGATGAAATGAGAGATTGTAAGACAGCAGAAGCAAAGTATTGGGACACAGCACCTTGGAGACAGAACTCAAATAACTCAGCAGTCTACCTTAAGAAGCCTTCCTTTCAGGAATTTGAAACTGAATGGAAGGCTCTTGTTATGTCAGGCTGTGGTGAGAGAGGTATAGTCAACAGGGAAGGTATGATGAAGAGTGTTCCTAAGAGAAGAGATAATCATCATAACTTCGGAGTAAATCCTTGTGGTGAGATTATCCTTAGACCAAACTCATTCTGTAATCTAACAGAGGTTGTCATTAAAGAAGATGATACCTTAGATGTCCTTCTAGACAAGGTTGAATCAGCGACTATCTTAGGTTGTCTTCAAAGCACTCTTACAGACTTTAACTTCCTAGACCCAGTTTGGAAAAAGAACTGTGAGGAAGAAAGACTACTTGGAGTCAGTCTCACAGGTTTGATGGACCATCCTACTTTGAGTCAGGTATCTAGAACTGCTCAGAAGTGGCTATCGCAAATGAAGATGAAAGCTCAAGATGTGGCTGAAGAATGGTCTAAAGCATTGGGCATTAACATGCCTACAGCCATCACTTGTGTAAAGCCTTCTGGGACAGTCTCTCAATTAGTTGGTTCAGGTAGTGGTCTTCATCCTTGGTATGCTCCTCACTTTATCAGAAGAGTTAGAGTAGATTCTAAAGACCCTCTTGCTAAGTTGATGATTGATCAAGGTGTTCCTCATGATGAAGAACGTAAAGGAAATGTTCAAGTCTTCAGTTTCCCTATGGCTGCTCCTACCGTATCAAACTGTGTTAAAGATGTAACAGCCATAACTCAACTGGAGTATTGGAAGCAACTAAAGACTCATTGGTGTGAACATAATCCATCATGCACCATCTATGTCAAACCTGAAGAGTGGGATGATGTAGGAGCTTGGGTATGGTCTAATTGGGATTCTGTAGGTGGCCTATCTTTCTTCCCATTCTTTGATGATGTTGAGTACCTTAATCAACTTAAAAAGGCTGGTAAAGCCCTACCCCTGTTACCCTATGAGACAATCTCAGAACAAACTTATAATGACCTTGTACAGGCATTTCCTAAAGTGGACTTCTCGGTTCTCAAGTATTATGAGAAAGAAGATGAAACTCAAGGTAGCAGGGAATATGCCTGTGTAGGTGGAGCTTGTACCTTCTAAATATGAATAAGCCCACCATAGAACCAGAGATTAATATATTTAAATATTCCAATATGGAGGTATTTATTATCATGAGTAAAGAGTTACCTTTAACTGCTGAAGAACTGGTTAAAGAATTAGATGTAATCTATCCTGAGAAGTGTCCTTCTCCAGAGGATAGTAGCAAGGATATTTGGATGTATGCTGGACAGAGGGAGTTAGTTAGAGTTTTAGTTCAGAGATTGAAAGTCACCCAAGAGAAGGGTGTGTGATAAATGACTCAAGACTCTACTATTAAAGCTAGATTCTTGAAGCTTCATGGTCAGAGAACAGAGCATCTTGAGAGGGCTAGGGATTGTGCAAAACTCACGATTCCTAGCCTTCTTCCTCCTGAAGGAACTACTCAAGGTAGTAAGTTAGAAACACCTTGGCAGTCTCTTGGAGCAAGAGGTGTCAACTTCCTGGCTAATAAGCTTCTATTAATCCTATTTCCGCCTAACACTCCCTTTTTCAAGCTTGCTATGGGTAATCAGATAGAAGGTCTTCTTGACTCTCCTAATACTCCAAAGGGACTTAAAACAGAGATTGAGAAAGCTCTTGTAACAAGTGAAAGAGCAGTTATGAGTGAGGTTGAGACTAGCACTCTTAGAGTCCCTGTAGGAGACGGCCTATTACATGCCATTGTAACCGGTAATGGCCTTCTTTATATGCCGGATACTGGAGGCTGTAAGAGTTATCCGCTTGATTCATATGTAGTCAAACGGGACCCTATGGGCAACATCCTTGAAATCATTATCAAGGAATCTGTACATCCTGTAGCTCTCCCTGAAGAAGTTCAAGATGCTGTTGCCAATGCAGAGAAGAACGCTGATGACACAGTAGATGTTTATACTTACGTCAAGAGAATGAAGAAGAAATGGTCTGTATCTCAAGAGGTTGGAGATCAAGAGATACCAGGAACTAGAGGTACGTATACTCTTGATAATTGTCCTTGGCTATCGGTTCCTTGGAAACTAATCAGAGGAGAAGACTATGGTAGAGGACTTGTAGAGGAATATTATGGTGATCTTACGTCTCTCGAAGAATTGACAAAGGCCATAGTTCTCTATTCTGTAGCTGCTGCTAAGATTCTTGTCATGGTCAATCCGAATGGTGCTGTTTCAGAAGATGATATAGCTCATGCCAAGAGTGGAGCTGTAATAACAGGTAATAAAGATGAAGTGACTATACTTCAACTTGATAAATATTATGATCTTCGTGTAGCTCAAGAGACAATAGCTGACATCAAGATGAGACTTGAGCAGGCTTTCTTACTCACATCCTCAATCCAACGTGATGCAGAACGTGTGACAGCAGAAGAGATAAGAGAGATGGCTAAAGACCTTGAGAATGGTCTAGGTGGTGTATATGCCTCCCTTAGTCAGACTCTTCAGCTTCCTCTGGTACAGAGATTGATGAAGATAATGACTAAGCAAAAGAAGCTACCTAACCTCCCTAACCTTCCTAAGGGAACTATCAAGCCAATGATAATAACAGGACTTGAAGCACTTGGTAGGGGTAATGACCTAACCAAGTTATCTTTATTTATGGGACAAGTACAAACTTTAGGACCAGAAGCTCAAATGTATATCAATACAGATGTTCTACTGACAAAGTTAGTTAACTCTCTAGGCATCGATGCTAAAGACCTTCTGAAATCAAAAGAGGAAGTAGCACAAGCTCAACAGATAGCACAGCAACAGGCTATGATTGCTAATGCTGTGCCAGACATTGTGAAAGGAGCTATGAGTAATGCCCAAGGTCAAACGACAACAGCAGGAACAACTACCTCCTGAAAAGGACTTAAATCCTGATGATGTTGTAGATAAAGAAACATCACTCAACAAAAGAACCTTTGTTAAAGTAAATGAAAATATGTCTATAAGACGGTAAGGAGGATATATGGACCCTAATATTGATGATAACAATCAGTCACAAGAGACACCAGCCGGAGAACAAACACAGGAATCTAAACTCTATGCTGGTAAATATAAAACTCCAGAAGATCTTGAGAAAGCCTACACTGAACTTCAGAAGAAGTTAGGGAGTAGGCAGCAACCTCAAGAGACACCTCCTTTGAATATGCCTCAAATACCTCCTGTGATGGAGAGCAAGATAGACCTTGCTACAATAGCACAGGAGTATGTAGAAAAAGGTGGTCTAGGAGAAGACACTTTAAAAAAGATGTCTGAGGTAGGTCTGACTAAAGAATATGTAGATGTCTATATGGATGGTCTACGAGTCAGAGCTAACAAAGTTCTTGATGCTGTAGGAGGTAAAGATGCTTTCACAGAGATGGCTACATGGGCATCTCAGAACCTTCCAGCAGATGATGTAGCAGACTTGAATAAGGCTTTGAGAGGGTCAGAAAAAGATGCTCTTAAAGCACTTAAGGCACTCAAACTAGACTATGAGGAAGCTAATGGAAAACCTCCTGCTAGACTTGTAGAAGGTGCTGCTACACCCACACCTGGAGACCTGTTCCAAAGTAATCGACAGGTTGTTGATGCTAGGAAAGACCCCAGGTATATGAAAGACCCTGCTTATAGAAAGACCTTTGAAGATAAACTCATGAGGTCTATTAAGGCAGGAACAATTCACAGATAGTGTTTGGTGAAGGCTGATCATCTTCATCATCATTATAAAAATAAGAACCTCTCTATTTAGCATAGGGGAGGTTATTTTTTTACTCTTCCATCTCCCCTATGTACTGTCTCCGATAATCCTAACAAGCCCATGTACAGACTTACTGAGGTAGGTTTCAAATGGACACCTTGGATAGGTTTAGCTGGAGTCTCTAATCGGAAGAGACAAACATCTAAACAATTTCAAGGAGTGATTTATAATGGCTGATGCAACCCCTACCAGATTGGGTGCACTAAATGGTTTACAAACAACGGAAGATCAGGCTAGAGCACTATATAATGATGTACTCTTGGCATCTGAGATTATAGCTACTTTTGAGGAAAAGAATAAGTTCTTGCCTTTAGTATGGAATAGGACTCTTACTAAAGGTAAATCTGCAACCTTCCCTCTCATTGGTAAGGCAACTGCCGAATACCATACCCCTGGTAAGGAAATCCAAGGTCAGACCATAAACAATGCAGAACAGACCATCACCATTGATGGTAAGATGATCTCTGCTGTTGAAATCTCTGACTTAGATGTCTTTATGTCTGAGGTAGAATATCGTGCACCTTATACAGCAGAGCTTGGTAGAGCTATGGCAAAGAAGATGGATATCAATGTTGCTGTAGAGATTATTAAGTCTGCTAGGGCAGATAGTCCTGTTACAGGTGGTAACGATGGTACTGAGATAGCTAATGATAAGTTCAGAGTTTGCACAGGTGGTTCTTCCACTCTTGCTGACAAGGCTCTTGCTTTGGCAGAAGGCCTTTACCAGGCTGCTCAGACCCTTGATGAGAAAGACGTTCCTGAAGATGGTCGTGTAGCATATTTCCGTCCTGCTGATTATTATGCTCTTGTGCAAAACAAGGATGCTATTGATCAGAGATGGGGTGGTCAGGGTTCCTATGCTGAAGGTAATATTGTTAAGATAGCTGGTATCAGCATTAACATGTCTAATCATATTCCTTCAACCAACCTAACCACATCTGATGACACCTATCATTATGTGGATGCTTCTAAGACCGTTGGTCTTGTGTGGGTTCCACAGGCTGTAGGTGTAGTTAAACTCATGGATTTGGCTATGGAAGCTGTATGGGATACCAGAAGGCAGGTATGGCTCATCCTGGCTAAGATGGCTGTAGGTATGGGTCCAGTTAATCCTTCCTGTGCTGTTGAGTTGAAACTTGACTTAGTTACTAATGCCACTGCTTAGTCACAACTGAATAATGATTCTCTAATGGGAGGCTCTTTATAGGGTCTCCCGTTTTTTTTTCTTTTGGAGGATGATGATGAACAGAGAAAGACGATTGTCTCAAAACTGGAGAAAGAAGAAACGAAGGGACTTAATTAAACTTCAATGTATACAGTACCTTGGTGGTGTATGTATGAAGTGTCATCATAGACAACATCCTTCAACCTTTGATTTTCATCATAGAAAACCCAACATTAAGGTCTTCTCAATATCAGCAGCCATCTATAAAGATGACTTAACATTTGAACAAATCAAAGATGAACTAGATAAATGTGATCTCTTGTGTAGTAACTGTCATAGGTTACTGCATTCGGAGGAGGTTGAGAATCAATATAGAGGAGTGAATTAACATTGACTCTTACATTACAATCATTAACTGAATTAGAAGCAGTAAACATAATGCTTGAAGCTATTGGTGAAATGGCAGTTAACACTCTTGATGATGATGCTATTTCAGATGCTTCTGTAGCAAGACAAATTCTTCATAATGTTTCTCGACAAATTCAGGCTCAAGGCCTTCAGTGTAATTCTGAAAAAGATTATAGCCTGATGAAAGACGAGAAGGGAAATATATACATACCTAACAACACACTTCAAGTAGATGCCTCAGACACTAACCTAAATGTCTGTGTTAGAGGCAATAAACTCTATGACAAAGACAATCATACCTTTGTATTTAAGGATAACATAGATGTCGATATAGTTTTCTTCCTTCCTTGGGATGAATTACCTGAGGTTGTAAGAGATTATGTAACCATAAAAGCTGCTAGACAATTCCAAAGAAAGATTCTTGGTTCAGAAACTCTTGATGCTATTTCAGGGATTGATGAGGCACAGGCTTTCTTAGCATTCAGACAACAGGAATTGAAAACAAAGGATTGCAACATATTCAAGAATCCTAGTTATGCAGCAATATTAAGGAGGTAGTTGAGATATGGCACTTGTAAACAAATCCATAGCTGGCCTGTATAATGGTGTTTCTCAACAAGCTCCTATACTTAGACTTGACTCACAATGTGAGGCACAAGAGAATGCTTTAAGTAGCCTTATAGATGGCCTTATGAAAAGACCACCTACAGAACTACTAAACAGTATACTTATATCAGGTACATTCTCAAGTAAGACATTATTCAAGATAATGATTTTTGATGATGAACCATTCATTGTAGCATTTACCAGTAATACTGGTGATAACGAAGTCTGCATAAAAATATATGACAAGTCTGGGATAGAACAAACAATCGAAAATGATACAACATATTCTCCAGACAATTATTTTGATGCAAATCTTCATCATGATGAGAATGGGTTACTTGATATCTGTGTGTGTCCGTATGAAAAGAATGGTTATCTGATAGCAAATAAGAATGTTACTGTAGAAAAGTATGGGACACCATCTAATCATACAATAGACTATATATATGCATCTAGAGAAGAACTTGAAACAGCAACAAAAGATGCCTCTGTAGCTGTTGGTAGTATTGCTGAAATTATTGGAAGTTCATCTAAAAGGACTAGCTATTATCTTATAAGAAAAGATGGATATTGGGAAGAGACAGTTTCTCCTAGTGTTCAGATACAATTTAACTCAAGAACACTCCCTAGATATCTAATTAGAAGAAACAATTTATTTATTTTAGAAAGACTTACACTACCATCAAGAAGGATTGGTGATGATAATACATCACCTTATCCTTCATTTGTCGACAACACTATAAATGATATGTGTTTCTTCAAAGGAAGACTTTGCTTCTTGTCAGATAAATCTATATATATGACATTAGTTGTAAGTAGTAACAGTTGGTATGTCTTTCCTCAAACAGCTTTAGATGTTCTTGATTCAGACCCTATAGACATTACTCCTAAAGATGGTGGAGCAACACCTCTCAAGTATGCTATTCCTTTCCATAGTTCATTAGTTTTGTTTAGTGATGATGAACAATTCATTATCTCTTCAGGTGAGAACTTACTTACTCCTAAGACAGTCATTGTTAATCCAACAACTAAATACTCAATCGTACCTAATTGTAGGCCGGAACGTGTAGGTAGTAATATTTATTTCTCATGTCCTCAAGGTGATGCTTATAGTGTACGTGAGATGTTTATTCAGCCAGGGACTTTAGTATTTGAAGCTCAAGCAATTACTGAACATGTTGCTAAGTACATCAATGCTAAACCTACAGCAATAGTCTCTATCCCTGAATCAAATATGCTTGTAGTACACTCTATAGATCAACCTAAGACACTTTGGATTTATAAGTATTTCTGGGCTAACAATGAAAGGGTACAAGCAAGTTGGTCTAAATGGACATTTGATGAAGACATCATATCTCTAAAATCTCTAGATAACAAACTCATCATGATAAACAAGAATAATAACTCTACCTACAGTCTTGTTCAAATAAACCTGGAAGACACAGACTCAGGAGATTTAGGTTTTAGAGTTCATCTTGATAATCAAATGAAACTCATAGGCTCTTATGTGAATAATGAAACATGTTGGATAGGCCCTTTTTCAGACTCATTTGATAAATACACTATAGTAGACCTTTCAACAGGTTTAGAAATTCCTATTAGTAGAACAGCTTATGATAATCAAGTGTATGCTGTAGGAGATTATTCAGGAAGACCTTGCATTATCGGTAAGAAGTACACTATGAGATATTCCTTTACTCCCTGGAGAATAAAGAATCAAGACGGTACTTCTAATCTTCAAGGAAGACTTCAGATAAGAAAGTTAGCACTACATTTTCAGAATACAGGAGTCTTCAAAGTCTCTATAACACCTCTGAATAGGGATGCTCTTGTTCATGATTATTCTGCAATACAAGCAGGGATAACAGAGTTAGACAAACCAGCATTAGCTACAGGAGATGCAGATTTCCTAGTTATGGCTAATGCTGAAGGAACAGCTATTGAAATAATAAATGATGATTACATGCCTTCAAACTTTCAGCAAGCAGAGTTTGAGGGTTTCTTTGTAACACGTTCTAGAAATGTTGGTTAAAGGAGGTGGTCATTAGTGGACCCAATTACTATTATGGCTATATTGGGAGGTATCATTAATCTAACTACTTCATTCACACAATCATTAGCACAGAATAAAACAGCAGATACAGAGGTAGATGCTGCTAATAAAGCTGCTTTAGCAGATACTAATATACTTAAAACACAAGCACAACAGATTGAAACACAATCAAATCTTGAGACACAGGAACGTCAACGACAAGCACTGAGAGAAAGAGCTAGAATGATGGTAGCTATGGGTGAGGCAGGTGTTAGTGGTTCATCTCCCTTAAGAGAATTGTATAACAGTAGCCTTCAAGAGAATTATGATCTTGGAATCATCAATGCTAATGAAGCTAATCGACTATCTCAGAACCAGGCTCAAGTACAAGCTGTAGAGGCTCAGAGACTAAGTAGGGTTAATGAAGCACAATCACAGAAGACTAACCCTTATCTTGCATCACTGTTTGGTGGTATTCAAGGTATCGGTGAAGGCTTAAGTTTAGGTAAAAGTTGGTTTGGTAATTGAAAGGTGGTGAAATCTAAACTATGCCTCAGTATGCTCCAGAAGAACTGTCTAGAAGACCTCTGATAGATGAAAGGGACACGTTTGATTTCACTACCCCTAACTTAGAGGTAAGTGCTAGGACAACAGACCCTTATGTACAACCATATTCTAACCTTCAACAGCTTGTTTCAGTATTATCAGAAATCAATCCTACTCTAAGAAGCATTGGACAGATAGGGCAAGTTTATAATGATAAACGTAAAGAGCAGGGTGAATTCTCAAGGATAAAAGGTGAGGAAACTCCAGCTAAGTCTAAAGGATGGGCTTTCATCCAAGGTTATGAGGAATTAGATGGTAAGATAAAGGGTGGTCTTGATTACAAACTTGAAGTACAAGATTATATCAATAGAAATGGTAATCTAGCTCCAGAAGAATTTGCTAATGGTCTTCATGCCATAGCTGCTAAATATACTCAAGGAGCCACCGATAACTTCCTGAGAGGATTTACCGACTCAGCATTACAGATTGAGAATGATGCTAAAGAGGCATATCAACAGGCTCAGTTCAAGAAAGTACAGCAAGATGTTATAGATAAGGTCAGTATTGACTTAACTCTTGATACTGAGAAGACAGTCCAGAATCTTTTAAAGAGTAGTTTCAAAGTAGGTTCTCTTGATGATATAGTAAACAATCCTGCTTTGTTAAAGAAGATGGGTACAGACAAAACCTTTAAAGATAAGGTATCGACAGAACTGAGAACTATCTTATCGACAACTCAGCAACGAGTTAAAGACCTTGGAGCCACAGGTCTCAAGAATGATGATGTTACACAGAAATATCTTGAGATTGTTGGCAATATGGCTGTCAAATATGGTATGCCTGAACTACTTGACTTCACGGACAAAAATGATGGGTCAGGGTTTATCATCTCTAAGAGTGACAAGTTTGGAACAATGGTAGCTGACTTTAAGGCTGGTGCTGAAAGAGCTAAGAAGACAAACTTAGAGATAGGTGAACAGACTTCTGCAAAACAACAAGAGCAAGCACTAACTCAAGAAGTCTCTAGAATAAGGACAAGGACTGCTGAAATATCTCTTGTAAAAGACCCATTTGAACGTGCTGCTCAAGCCAGAGAAGCTATGAATTATGTTAGTAAAAGCCCTATGTTGACAAAGAACATGGATATACAGACACTTATAAATCCTCTTCAGAAAATCGTTGAAGAAGCTAGACAAGGAGTCTCTATACGTCCTGATGATAGTGACAAGTCAACATATCAACAACTTTATTCTAAAGCTGTAAAGGGTAGCTTATCTCTTGAAGAGGTATATAAGGCAGATAACAACAACCTTCTAAACAAGTCAGACTTCGATAGATTAGCTGGTATGGTAAACACAACCTTAAAAGAGAGACAAAGAAAAGCTGAAGAAGCAGCTAAGAAGAATCAGAAGGCACAAGATGAATGGCCTCATAAACAAAGAGTAGAAGAACTTGAGTCTAAGATTGTAACGGAATTTGCTCCAACAGATAGACTAGGCAAAGCTCTCTATCCAGAGAGAGGCTATGAAGTACAGGATTATCTTACTCAAAGACTTCTTAAATGGAAAGAGCAGAAGGGACGTTATCCAGACTACTTCGAGTATGAAGAAGAGATAGCGACACCTGCCAGGAAACACTTTAAGGACATCTATGAGAAAGATAATAATAACAATGGTGGTAAAGACAAAGAAAAGCCTAAAGACGATAATAAAGGGCCTGTAGAGAAACTCTTAGATAACTTAAGAAAGAGTTATGGTGTTGATGATAATGCTAAACCACCTGTCAAAGAACAACCAGTTAAGACTCAGCCTAAACCAACATCAACAACTCCTCCTTCTAAACAACAAGATAATGATGATGAATCAACTGTCTACAAGAAAGTTGAGACAGCTTTAGCAGGTGGTTATAACAGAGGACAACTTGAGAAATTCTTAGGAGATAAATCTGCTAACTATCTCACAACTTACGGTAGGCTCAAAACTAGAGCTTTACTTAAAGCAGGTACTAAGGAAGTTGATGTGAGAAAGAAACTCAAAGGTTGGGGTTATAAAGACAATGAGATAGACTTCTACATCAAATGGTCTAAGGATAACATGAATAAATAAAGGAGGGAGCCTATGAGTCAAAGTCTAGAAGATATTTTTGGGATGCCTTCTGCAACACAGGCTCCCAAATCTAACTCAAATAAAAAACCTAAAAAACCTAGCTTAGACGAGATATTTGGGTCAGAAAATACAACAGAGACTAAACCTAAAAAGACACTTAAGAAAGTAACTCCTCAACTCCAACTCTCAGATATTTATAAAGCAGCTAATCCTTTTACTCTTCCTTGGAAGGATTATGACCCTACTAAGATGGGTGTCATAGGTCAGACTGTAACATCCTTTGCAGCAGGTGCTCAAGAAGGGTTCTCATTCGGAAAGAATGTTGTTAAAGGAGAAGAGAGACTAACTAAGGCACTTAAACCTGCAAGTACAGCCGGAAGATTCTTTGGTGAATTCACAAGGCAGATTCTTGAAATAGGTGTGGCAGGTAAAGCAGTTGAAGCTGTTAAAGCAGTCCCTTGGATAGCCAAGGCAGTAGATAGTCCTAAGGTATCAAAAGCATTAGAGAAGTATGCAACACCCCTTGTAAGACAGTTTGGAGATGCTGTTGCAAGGGGTTCTGTATTCTCTGGGATAGAACAAGCCATTGCTCCTAAGGAAAGAAAACCTGGAGTAAAAGGGACAGCAATGAACATGGCTATGTTTGGTGCTGGAGAAGTCGGAGGAAGTTTAGCTAGGAATGTCTTGATAAAGAATGTTCCTAAAGTAAATCCTCACATAGAAAATCTAGCATCTCTTGTAGGAGACACAGTTTCATCGACTGTAGCAGGATTACCTTTTGTTGATGATGATGGTAAGAAAAATCTCATCAAAGAAGGGTTTGGTCCTGATGTTCTTGCTATAGGAATGTATGATGTTCTTGCTTACGCAGCATCTAAGGGTAAGGTAAAACTTACTAATAATCATAGCTTTGATAGACCAATAGAACAAACAGTAGTAAAACCAAATAATGACGAGATATTGACTAATGATATAGTGTCTGAACTACCTGATGAAGCTACTTTAAAGATAGCAGCAGCTAAAGATGCTCTTAATGATTATGTAGAAACTGGTTCAGAAGCATCTCTACATGAGTATTGGGACACAGTAAATCAATTAGAAGTTGACATTCCTCCTGATCCCATAAGGCTTTATATGAGTGAAGATAACAATGTTTCGACACTTGTATCAAAGAAACAAATGTCAACTGATGATAATCATGAAGTAGCATATGATGTCAGGCTTAACAACGTATTTAAATTCTTTGATGTTGATAGAGATTTAGATAGTTGGAATGAAAGATTAGAAACGCTGTATGGAGAGCCTTGGTGGAAGGCAGGAAAGCATGAGGATTATCCTTTTAAGAGAGCTATTCCAAATGATTGGATTCAAAAAGTATTATCCTCAGAACTCTCCATACCAGAAAACAAATTAAATGAGTTGCTTAGTAAAGTAACTAAAGATAATACTGTGTCAATAGATGACATCATCAATGATGATAATGGTCTAATAAAAGAAGCACTATTAAATAAAGGCTATGATGCTATATCATACAGAGATGGTGGTTCTGATGACATAGTTTATAAGGTCCTTAATAGAAAAACACTTGATAAGATATACACAAAAGATAAACAAACCAACACAACAATATATCATAAGCCTATATTCCTTTATCGTGGTGAAGCAGTACCAGCTAAAACCATTTCAGAAATAGGTTCTAAATTAAATCTAGGGCAGAAGAATATTTCTGAGGGTAAAGCTAAAATCATTGCTGAAAATAGTGATATCGTTTATATGACTACTGATAAAGATGTTGCTCAATCCTATGCAGAAATACATAACGATGCTACTACTGCTGATGGTTTTGATCCAAGTATATTTACTTTTGAAGTAACTCCAAGAAAGATATGGGATATCAGTACTGATCACCTAAATCTTTATGAGTCTCTTAAAGACATGTTCTCTACTGAATCAAGCAGGGAACAAATGAATAAAGATCAACTCACAGAATTGCTTAAGAGTATAGGAGTTACCAACGAGGAAGACTTAACCACAATAATAAAAGCAACAGGAGAAAGCTTTATTGATCCTTTTTCTCTTTTAAGAGATGAAGCGTTACCTATAATAAGAAAGGCTCTTGAGAAAAGAGGTTATGATGGTGTTCACTATACCGAAGGTGCACAAGATAATTATGCCTTTTTCAATAAAGATATTATTAAGAAAGCAAGTAGAAGAAGCTTAATGTCAGAACTTGAAATGTTCTATGATGACTTTCTTAATGAAAAAGAAATGGAGCCTAATACTTATAAAAAGGCTTTAGAGTCTCAAATAACATCGTTTGAAAAGCAGATAGAAGAAGATAGACAGTGGCTCAAAGATAATCCAAATGCTTTGGTTGCAAATGAAAATGTATACAAAGACCGTATTAAAGAGAATAAAGCAAAGATAGATTGGATTAGAAAAGAGATTGAGAAAATTAAAGATGTGTCAGTAGCACCTTCTCAACAACTTCAAGAAGAGTCTGAACAAAATAAAGACTCTACAGAGGGTCTTAATAATGATGAAGGTATAATTACATTACCTGAAAACAAACAAGGCTCAGAGAGGCTTAATTTAGGCTCTGAGATGGAAGTCTCTGTTAATGATGAACAGCTTCAGAGAATACAGAAGTTATCTTCTGACATGACCAAGCCTATATCCTTGGAAGAGATTCAGAAGATACGATCTCTGAAACCTCCTGAAGCTCCTTTCAATCTTACTAGAATAGATGCTAGGACAGGAGCTTTAATTGGTCTTGATGAGATAGGTCGAGAGACTGACACCACTTCACCTATATCATTAGAGACAACTGAAGAAATGGCTAGGAATGAACTTCAGTTAGATGCTTCTCAATGGAAGACTATGGCTGATGAACTTCAAATGTCTGTTAATGAGGTTAAGCAGTTAGCAGAACAAACTGAAAACTTTCATTCAAAGTTTGTTAAGATACGTGCACATCTAGCAGCTTCAGCAGGTGAACTATTAGACCTGTCTACAAAGATTGATTCAGGTAATGCAACAGAACTTGACTATGCTAAGTTTCTGTATAGAATACAGACCCATTCAACCCTCTCTGAATTCTTCAAGAGAGGTCAGACAAACATTGCTAGAACACTATCAGCCTTCAGAGTTATAGTTCCTGAGAAAGGCTGGATGTCTCTAGGAGATTTGTCTATTGATGATCTAAAGATGAGTACAGATGCTAAAGTTCATGTTGATGATATTATCAATGGTGCTGGTGGAGTAGACAACATCAAGAAGATGGCTAAGAAAATGAAAGAAAGTAAGGACTTAGCTGGATTCACTAAACAGTCAAAGGCAGTAGCTTCTAAAGGCTTTATGCAAAAGGCTGCTACTTGGTTTACATCATCATTATTAACTAACCCTGTAACTCATATGACAAACACTGTAGGACAGGCTTTAAATGATGTCCTTGAAAGAACTACAGACTTTGCTCAGTTAGGTGTAAGTAATCTAAGAGAGATAGCAGCACCTGGAACTAAAGGCCTAGATAGAGCTAATGCTAGTATGGTCATGAAGAAACTCTCAGGAGATGTCCAAGGATTCTTCCATGCGTTTTTAAATCCTATTGTTTCAGTTAAAGATGTTGATGGTCATCCTCATGCTGTAGATAATCCGTCAGTAACAGATTACATTCTCAAGATTGCTTCTTCTCCTGCTCAGTTACCTATAAACATCATAAAGAATACAGTCAATGCTGTAATAGACCCTAAAGGACAGCTAGGAAAGATTCAGGGTTCAACATTAAATCCTTATAAAAGATCAACTGTAGAAGGTCTTGAATTATCTGACCCTAACAACCCTGTAAATCCTAATACAGACACCTCATTAGGCATGGCTAGTAAAGTATTTAGTTATGTCTCTAACCTACAACAGGTAGCTTCATTTGGTCTTCTTGAGTTAGGTGACAGACCGTTTAGTTATGGTGCTTACTTCTCTGAAATGAAAGCTAAAGTAGATTGGGTAGCTAATATGTCAGGCATTAAGAATAGAAGACAGAAAGCTAAATACAGAGGAGAGTTAGAGAATGCTGTAAAGAACTATCGTAGGTCTCAGATTCTAGGGGAAGAGATGCCTGATATGATATCTGAAGTAACAGGAGAGAACCTAATAGAGACTGTTAAACAGATAGATTCTATGGCATTACAACAAGAAGAAACAATGACTTGGAAAGACCCTATTGAAGGTGGACTTACAAGAACTATTGAAGAGAGTGTGCTAAAGAGATTTCCTGAAACACGATTCTTCTTCCCATTCTGGCATACACCTATAAAGATTCTTGAGAGATGGTCCGATTATACACCTGGCTTAAACTTATGGTCATCAAAAGCCAGGAATGATCTCAAAGGTCTAAATGGTCCTGATGCTCAAGATAGAATGATAGCTAAATGGGTAGTAGGTACAACCATATATGGAATTGCTGGAGCAATGGTCTTCATGGGTAAGGTTACTCCTTCAGCAGCCAATGATGAACAACGTAAAAGATTCAGAGATGCTGGTATACCTGAGAAGGCTATCAAGATAGGGAATGAATGGGTAGAAATTAATAGACTAGATCCTGCTGCTATGTTTGTAGGTCTTGTTGCTGATGCTATTAACATTAACCATCTTCTTGATAGTGAAACTGCTTCAGATGTCTTTAATAATCTCCTTGCAGCTAGTGCTAAGAACACTACTGAAAAGACGTATATGCAAGGCTTTAAGAATCTGACTATGTTAGCATCGGGGCAAGGTGGAGATATGTTTGGACGTATAGCAGAAGGATTCATACCTTTCTCTGGAGCAGGTAGGTTTGTCAGAGAAATATCTAATGATACACTCTGGGAAGCTGATAGCATGATGGAGAGAATTAAAGCAACACATACCAGAGAGCTTTTAGACTCCTATGGAAAGCCTGTACCAACACCTGATAGATTATGGGGTATTAAGGTTTCAGAGCCTTCAGATAGTCCTATAAGGACTGAGGCAGGTAGATTAGGAGCTAATCTAAATCCACCTGGAGATACTGTTTTTCAAACTAAACTAACACCTGATCAAAGATGGCAGATGCACAAAGCTATGGATGATGATTATCATGTTGAAGACAAATTGAATGAACTCATTAATGATGATAATTATCAATCACAACCAGACTTCATGAAGAAACAACTCATAGAAGACATGTATTCAGATATCAAATATATGGCTGAAGCAGACTTTCTAGAGAAAGACCCTAACATGAAGGATGCTTATGAGAAAGTGTTATTAGCTCTTGAAGAACAGTATTCAGGAAGTAGCTCTGAGGATGTCTTTGGTCCTTGGTACAATCAGCAACAATGAGGAGGTGACTGACCATTCTCAGTCAAGTTGTATACTTATCAGATGGGAACACTACAACGTATAGTGTTCCTTTTCCTTTTCTGGACAAGAGTCATGTTAAGGTCTTCATCAATGATGTTGAAACAACTGACTTCAGTTGGACTACTTCAAGCACAATCACAATAGGCCAGTCTCTTAATAAAGATGACAACATTGAAATAAGAAGAGAGACACCATTTTCAAATCTAGTTAGTTTTGAATCAACAAACATAAAGACTAAAGACCTTAACATCCTGGCTAAACAGTCCTTATATATTATGCAGGAGGTGACAGAATGGCGTAGGGAAACATTATTTACAAATATAACCTATCTCAATGACTTAGCTATCGATGATGAATTTTCAGTAGTGAAATCTCCTAATGGAACTTTCTGGAGAGTATCTGTAGATGACACAGGACAACTCAACGTAAAGCCTTTAGGAATCATTAAAGACCCTATAAATCCTGATGCTCCTTTGATTCCTTATGCTACAGCAGATGATATATCATATTCAAGTGATGTTTCAGGATTCAACCCAAATCCACCTACCATAGGTAATGCTCTTAATATATTAGGAGCAAATAAGCAAGATAAATCTTTTGCAAGTACAGTTTCAGGATTCACTCCAAATACGATTGAGTCTGCTATAAATGCGTTAGCTGGTAATCGTATTGTTGAAGCTGGTAGTAATGCACAAGGCTTTTATTGGAAATGGGAAAATGGACTAGCTCTTTGTGCTAAAAGTGCTTCTATAACTCAATCTGGAGCAAGTTGGCATTCATATGTAGGCAGATGGAATTGGAGCTTACCTATAACACTTACAGGAGGCTGTCTATTTGCTACGTGTATTTCACAAAATGCAGACACTAACACGGCTGGTGATTCTAACCTTATGACAAACGATAAAATGATTACAAGATTTACATCACAGTCACAAGTCAGTCTAAACTACTCTACAACAATATATGGTAATAATGATGTCCTTTTCTATGCTTTAGCAGGAGGTATGTGGAAATAGTGATTAAGATAAGATACCTTCCAATAAGACAAGATGATGATATTGATTATGTGTTTGATGGTGAAATAGTTATCATCACACAACAAGGAATATCAAAAACAATAAGTTTTACAGACCTTGATGAAAATGAATACATCTATTCTCAACACCCCATCCAAGAGGCTTATCGAAAGGATGGGGTTCTTTATTTGTCCTTGCTTAAACCACATAAATTTCCTGTTCCAGAATGGGCAAAGATTGAACCTCAATGGATTGAAATAAATGAAGGAGTTGATTAATAATGGGAGCTTTTGCTAGACTCGTTGGTCCTAATGGAATACTGGCAAAGGTTACAGGTGATGGTAGGCTCATGGTTGATACTGCTGTCACTGTAAATGGTACTTCAAATAATGCTAAAGGTTCTCCTGATAATGGAACCACATGGTTACCTGTTAAAACAGATGCTGACGGAAATCTCTTCGTAAAATTCCCTGAGGGCTTCATGGTAGACATAAAGAAGATTGACACACCGATGCCTGAGAAATATCCCACACTCAGAAGACTATCTACAGAAACAGAACCTATCGCAAATGATGATGATTCACCTCTCGTTAAATATCAATTGCTCTGGATTATGGATACTGACGTTATGAAACGATGGTCAGGAACAGCATGGGTGGTGATGCCTTAATGGATGCTGAATACTTATATTCACTTATTAAAAAGCCTGTAACTCCAGATAGAACCACATTTCTTAGTGTAGGGAAAAACTTGTTTGATGAGGCAACCGTAACCACAGGTTATTATGTAAACAACGCATATGGCACATTAGACCCTCATGCAAGTTATAGTGCTTCCGACTATATACCGGTTAAACCAGACACTACATATACTCGTTCATCTGCTCTGTATATGGCCTTTTATGATGCTGGCAGGAAGTACATATCAGGTATAGGTGCTGGCGGTAGCAAGTCCTTTACAACTCCGTCAAACTGTTCATATGTTAGAGTTACCATCACAACCACAGCTATAGCAGGGTATCAGCTGGAAGAAGGCTCTGCAAACACTGAGTATGAACCTTATGGATATAGAGTTAAGGCAGAGCATATGCCTATAAGTGAGCTAATCTCTGTTGAAGATGTTGCTTTTATAGCACCCGCAAAGAACTTGTTTGACTACACCAAAGCCACTCAAGGATATTACGTGAACAATGTCACAGGTGTTTTAACGGCTGACCCTAACTATTATGCTTCTGATTGGGTTTCGGTAATACCAGGTGAAAAATATACTAGTGGGACACAACGGATAGCTTTCTATAGTTCAAAAGGTGAAGCCAACTTTGTATCAGGCATGGCATACCCTCCTAGTGTTATAACTATACCAGATGGTTGTTATTGGACTCGTTTTAGCGTATTAGCTTCTTCATATAAGTCATTTCAGTTTGCCAGAAGTCCAATAGTGACAGCTTCAGAACCGTTTAGATTAGCATTAGATTCTAAATATGCTCCTAGACCCGTAACGACAGCAAACCAGATTAGGATATCCCCTATTATTTATGCTGTAGTCAACAGAGAAGCAAACGTGTACTTTGACAACCTTATGATTGATAATGCTTCCAAATACGAGTGGGATGTAATATGTGACATAGGCAAACAGCAAGATGAAAGATTTACTGTAATACCAACAGCAGCAGGAACCAAAGAAATAACATTCCGTGCATTTGCAGATTATGAATATGAAGTTGGTAATGCTGTATCTTCCTTGCTTGTGTCTGGCGCTAGTGTAGGTACGGGACAAACAAGAGTATGCTTAGATATTGGAGATTCAACAACGGCAGCAGGAACTAGGACACAGACGCTAATAGACATAGCGGATACTGATGTCTTCAAAGTTACTTTGATAGGTACAAAAGGCAGCGGTTTAAACAAACATGAAGGTATTAGCGGATGGTCAATTAGTCAATTTTATTCTCAAGCAGATAGTCCCTTTGTGTTTAATGGGACATTTGATTTTCCCCAATATATGACTACAAATAACTTTACTGCTGTAGATCGTGTGTTTATCAATCTAGGCACCAATGATGTGTTTAACTTTACTACTGATGCAGCATTACAAAATGGTGCAGACACCATGATTACCCAGCTTGAAGCCATGATAACTAGTATAAAAGTCTTTAATCCTTCTGTAATAATTGGTATAGCTGCAACCATTCCACCATCTAGGCATCAAGACGCATTTGGCTCTAGCTATCAATCTGGTAATACCCGATGGAGGCATAAACGAAACATTATGCTGTGGGTATCTAGACTTATTGCTCAGTTCTCAAATAGAATGAGTGAAAACATCTATGTTGTTCCAATAAACATAGCATTGGACACGGAACACAATATGTCCAGAGGGACAGAAACGCCTTGGAACAGTAGGACATCTGAAACCGTGACCAGACAAAATAACGGTGTTCACCCAGATGCTACAGGCTATGCACAACTAGCAGATATGGAGTGGGCATGGTTGAAGAGTTTAGAGGTGTAAACCATGGCAATGCCTCCAGCCAATTTAAACAACCCATATTACCAGGAGATACAAAGATGGTGGCGGTTGTTTGAATGGACATATAGAACTAAATGGGTTAACCCTAAAAACATAGTGCCTTTTAAGAATTACGTGACCTGGCTAAACAAATCTTCATAGCATCGTATAAGTTTCGTTATCACTATGAGAGGTTGGATTCATTTCTGACCTCTCTATCTTTATTTCAGGGAGGTTATGATGATGATCAATTTCTTAATGACAAACTGGAAGGAGTTTTTACTAGCCATTACAGGCTTAGTGACCTTCGCTAGTTTTGTAGTAAAGTTTACCCCGTCACCTAAAGATGATGCTGTTCTGATGGCTCTTAGAAAACTACTTGAAACACTTGCTTTAACACCCTCTCAGAAGCCTCCAGAAGACCCACAGGACCCTCAGAAGCCCTCTCTAGTATAATCCTTCCAACGGACTATAATGACGGCGTAGAGGACTCTATAAAGGCTCTACAACAGTCTCTAAAAGAGAGGGCTAACATGAATCATGAGGGGATGATCAGCTTAGATGATTACAACGAAGGAGGCTATCATAATGGGTGATTTAACTGCTGAGATAGTAAAATATCTAGTCACTGGACTAGGTTCTATTGCAGCCTTCTTCGCTGTAAACACACTTGCAAAAATAGACCGTAATCAAGAAAGAATTACAGATAAGCTGAATGGTGTAGAGACAAGAATGACCATTATTGAAACTGAACACAACCTAATGAAAGGGAGGTGTACCAATGGCTAAAAATGACACTCGAAGAGAAGAGAATGAGGCATTACTTTCTGAGATATTTAATGTAGTGCTTAAGAAAATGCTTGCTGATCTCAAAAGTGGTGACTCATTAGACCCTAAACAAGTAGCAAACATGATTAAACTCTTCAAAGATAATGACATCAACATTGAGGTTAAGTCTGGACAGCCTATTGAGTTACCTGACCTCCCTGAATTTAATACAGATTATAGCTGTACAAATTGAGGGAGATAATGACAACTGAAGACAGACTTAAAAAAGACCTAAGAGTTTTCGTATATGCAATATGGAAACACTTAGGTCTTCCTGATCCTACACCAGTTCAGTATGAGATTTGTGAGTATCTACAAAATGGTCCTAAAAGAAAGATGATACAAGCCTTCAGAGGAGTAGGTAAAAGCTGGATTACTTCAGCCTACGTTCTTTGGAGGCTTTATTGTAACCCTGAATATAAAGCTCTTGTAGTATCTGCTACAGGAGGTAGGTCTATAGAGTTTAGTACATTCACACGAAGACTAATCAATGAAGTACCATTTCTGAAGCACCTTAAAGCAAGGGAATTTCAAAGAGACTCAATACTCTCCTTCGATGTAGGACCTGCAAAGCCATCTCAGGCTCCTTCTGTAAAGGCTGGAGGCATATATGGCCAGATAACAGGCTCCAGAGCTACTGAGATTATTGCAGATGACATCGAGATACCTAATAATTCTGCTACAGAAGATGCTAGAGAGAAACTTGTAAAGGCTTGTATGGAGTTTGAATCTATCATCCTACCTGATATAGGTCAGATTACGTACCTTGGAACACCACAGTCAGAGGAGTCTGTCTATAACAAGCTCAGAGAGAAGAATTATGTCTGTAGAATATGGCCTGCAAGGTATCCTTCCCTAGACAATCTCAGTAAATATGCTGGAGCACTTGCTCCTTCAATAGAGCAGACACTCAGCAAACAACCTGAGATGGTAGGGAAACCAACTGACCCTAAGAGATTTAATGATCTTGATCTTCTTGAGAGAGAAGGTTCATATGGAAAGTCTGGATTCACTCTTCAGTTCATGCTAGATACCAGCTTGAGTGATGCTGAGAGGTATCCTTTAAAGACATCTGACATCATTGTCATGAGTACCAACATAGATAAGGCTCCTATATCAATCTCTTGGTGTAGCTCTCATGAGAAGGTCTTAAAAGAGCTTAGAAACATTGGTTTTACAGGCGATAGATGGTATGGTCCTATGTTCATTGATAAGGATTGGGCTGAATATGAAGGTTCTATAATGGCTGTAGACCCTTCTGGTAGAGGCTCTGATGAGACTGCTTATGCTGTAGTCAAACAATTACATGGTAATCTCTTTGTTACTGCTGCTGGAGGCTTAAAGGGTGGTTATGATGATGATACTCTTACAGCACTAGCTACAATAGCAAAAGAACAGAAGATTAACGGAGTCATTGTAGAGGCTAACTTCGGTGATGGAATGTTCAGTAAGATATTTCAACCTATCCTTAATCGTCATCATCCTTGTGTTATTGAAGAGATAAGGAACCATACACAAAAGGAAAAGAGAATCATCGACATCCTTGAGCCAGTTCTTAATAGACATCGATTGATAGTTGATATCGATGTGATTAAGAAGGACCTCAAGAAGACTGATGATAACCCTGTCTACAGTCTCTTCTATCAGTTAACTAGGATTACTAAAGATAGGGGTTCACTCAAGCATGATGATATCTTGGATGTCCTAGCAATGGCTGTAGGATACTGGGTAGAATCAATGGCAAGAGATGAATCTAAGGCAGCTATTAACTATAAGAATAAATTGCTAGACAAAGAACTACAAGACTTCATGAAACATGCTTTGAGTATCAATACAATCAATACTAAAAAAGATAGATTAAATTGGGTCATTTAGCAGGGGTTTTGAAAGAGCCCACCATTGAACAGAGGGGAGACTAGAGCTATCTCAAGAAGACCTCTCAGAATGAGAAGAGATCTTGAGGAGATGAGTCTAAAAGATGATACAAGTAGTTCTACAAGTAGATTTATAAATAGATCATTATGATGATAATAAAACTAAATATAAAACTTATAAGAGACTCAGAGAAATGACTTAAGAAGATATGCTGAAAGCAAAGATATCTTAAGAATAACCTCTGAAGATGTTATAAGTAGGGGATTTTAAAATCATCATTATTAATGATAATCAATTATAAAGAAGGTTAGATAGTCCACCTTACATATGGTCTTCAAGAGACTCAGGAATATATCTCCCTGACTAGCCTTCTTTAATATTCACATTTGGGATAGGTACTGGGAATAGATGTTGGGAGAAGTGACTGAGAGAAGACTTTGAAGAAGGTCAGAGAAAAAGTGGGCTGAAGATGGTCAGATAAGAAGGGGTCGAGATATTTTTTCTGAAAAATTTGTAGAGAGATATCGTTGTAGTGATTTGGCAGCTTCCCCCGTAGGGTCTGTCTTGACAACTTGGTTAAGTATTCTATGTTAGGAAGGTATTATCATGATGAAGATAACCTTATTTATGGCCTTCAGAAACATATAGACATGGTATCTACTAAAAGAAATACTTATTATTTTGATTAAGTGATTGTCTAAATGTCCTGCTAGATAGGTGTATGCAGTTATTTCCAGTAAAGTTATCAAAGATCCTCTTGAATATTTGTAGTAAGAGTAGTTGTTATGGGTAGGTTCACCTAAAAATTTTCATTACTTAACTATGTTTATTATTCTATGTTAGAAGATTATATCTGGTCCTTTGCTTGATGGAATATACTTATATCGTAATATTACAATATTGAGATTTTTAGATACCCTAATTTTTTCAAGCCTTGTTTTTCTGACCTTCTTATCTGATCTTCTTCCATGTCCTTCTTCTCTGATCTCCTTCAAAGTCTTCTCAAAGGTCTTCTCTCATTGTCTGCCTCAAAGGTCTCTTATATCTCTTTCTCTACCGGCTTCTCTTCAACAGGCTTTCTCAGCATCTTCTCACAAAGCATTACTACAGCTTCTACTACGACAGCTAGTCCTATATATCCTAAGAATGATATCTCAATACCTGCTACATTCAATCCGGCTGAAATTGCTGCCATAAGTATAGGCCATAGCCATTGTATCTTCTTCATATGCTCATAGCTCCTCATCATCATGATAATCAATCATCATAAACACTCATAATCACCATTCGAAATATAACTACATTAATGCGTCAGTCAAAAGTAAATTCCTGTGAAGAATTTTCAAAATAACTATTGACATATCATGTACTTGTGAATTAAGATGCAGACATCGACAAACAATGTACTTGTGAATGATGATGATAGTGAAGGAGATAGATAATCATGATGAAGACCATCTCTCAAGATACCTGGAATAACACTCCAGACGATTACAAGACAATCAAAGAAGATGGTACACACATGAAGATGTTCTATGATAAAGAGATAGGTACTGTCTTAGCTCCTGTTAATGTGGTTGCTTCTGTATTTGAACTTCTTACAGATCATAAGAACTTTATAGCAGTTCATCAGTATGGCCTTAAGTTTGTACGTACAGCAGATGGCACTGTAGTGAATGCTACAGCTTACATAACAATAGGCAGAGAGGATGAGAATGAATGGATTCTAGAGGATAAGCAGCATGTCATCTATGGTCCTTTTAAGACCTCTTTTACTCCAGATAAAACTATAAAGGAGTTGATTGTTCCTTTTGGTCAACAGAATCTGTTTTAACCTACTTCTCTGAAGGGAGATGATGTGTAGGTATTATCATGATGATGACCAACTGAAAGAAGGTGATTTAAGTCCCTCTGAAGATGACTCCTGGCAAGAGTCGAAACATTCTCCTTCGGGAGGATGTCAGGGAAGCTGATGAGGAGGAAAAACCATGATATATAACAACCTAAAAAATGCTTCAAAAATAGCTGATCGCATTGCCAAAGAAAAGAGCAAGGATATATATGTTGTATTAGATACTGATGATAACGGAGATTATGGTTACACCCTTACAGATGAAGAAGGTGTTAATACTCTATATACATTCCACCGTATTGATTACATAGCAGAAGCCTGCTAGGGAGGAGGTAGAGAATCCCTACCTAGGAATACCATCTAAGGAGGTGTTATCATGATGATGGTATTCCTTCCGCTCAAAGGCTTGATAAGCCCCTTCTAAATAACAATACCTATAGTGAATTATAGGAGGAAAGGAATCATGAAGATCATCAATCATCAACAACTAATGATTATTCTTATTACCCTAACATATCTACTAGGCATCTTCGTATTAGCTTTAGGCAGTATCATCCTTGAACAAAGACATGTCATCCTAAGATTGCATAACAAAATATTTCAAAAACAGTTAGGAAACTAGAACTATACGCAATCATCCCTAGATTCTTGACGGTAGTCCTAATATTTTTATATCTATTGGCCTATAAAATATGTTTGAATTGTGTGTTACTGTGGTATACTGTTGTTGCCACAGTATGACAATCATCCTTAAGTAAATCTATAGCACATGTGTTACATGATTCTGATGTGAATAATTTGTCGAAAAGTAGTAGTAAATGTTCAAAGGACATATAATGCCTGTTCAGAATCATTATTGACATGTGTTAGTGTCTGCTGCGAGTGAATGAGCTTGAAGCAATTATTGACCAGGAAAGGAGGATAGAGGTATAATTGAAATCACCGAACAGCCATTCGTAAATAAAGGAGATGTCATACTGACATGATGAAGCTCATTACAGATAATATCGAAATAGAAGTGTCACCTGATTCATGTGTTTATTTTGAGGATAAGACAACCGGCAATACTGTTTACGTATCTCTAAAGTTGGACAATAAAACATTACAGGAGATACATCACGATAATAATGACCAAATCAAAGAGATGGAGGGTATTAAATCAATATGCGAGAAAGTCTTCAGCGATTGTTTGAGGTTGCTGAGTACGTTAGACAAGAGCTAGGAGTGTCTGACTTTGCATGGCCTCAACTTAGGATATTCCTTTTAGTAGCTATTCAAGATGCTATTGAAGGACATGACTTTAAGGGTGTTCCTATGCCAGAGGCTTGTAAGAAATTAGACATGCCTCAGAGTAACTTATCAAGGAATTTTAGAATGTTGTCAAGTTATGCAGAAAAGAAGGAGGATGGAGAGGTAGTCTGGAGGGGATATGGTCTTCTCCAGGCTACTCAAAACCCATTCAATAGAATATCATGGAATATGCTTCTAACAGACAAGGGAAGACATGTCGCTCAGAAGCTTCACAATATACTTGCAAACTAAATAATCATCATCATAAACAACTGAATAATAAAAGGTCTCCTTAAAAGGACTGTTTGAGAAATCCTTTTTGGAGACCTTTTTGATTGTTATTTTTTGGAGGACATGCTATCATGGGATCAATTACATACGAAAGGCCCTGGACTCCTCCGACCAAAGAAGCATCCAAGACCTTATTCCACACCGCATCTTGTCGGTGTCGCTTTGCTGTTGATGTTGACAGTATAGCATCCAAAATAAAGAATGACAAGGTGTAGGTGTAGCATTGCTACACTTTTTTATTATAAGAAGTTGTAACAACTGCTTCAGCCTAGAAAGCTGCCCTGCTCACCACAGGTGTTACAACCGTTAGATGGAGATGCCAAATCACGAAGATAAAAACCGTCCTGGGATGTTTGACATGACTCTACTGGAAACTGTAGATACAGTTGTGTCTTACAGATGAGGAGGAACAGGGAATATGAGGTGGTAACTCAGCCCGTAAAGCCAGACCGTGAGGGCATAACCCTGTAAATCGACCGAAAGCCAAGAGCTGGCTCCACACAGTGTAGGTCATCCTCTCTAATCAATAGGGAGGACTCCCTCTGCCTTCAAGCTTCACCTCCAGTGTTGTGGATAACTTGTTCTACATTTGATTATCAATCATGACATTCTACAAATTCGTCTTCAACCTTGTTGACTGATTGTCCTACTGTCTGTAGAGTAGTAACTACAAAGGTAAGCAGTAACCGAACGAAATTGGATGGCGTAGCCAGACGATTGAGAGAGAAAATCGAAAAGGGTAACTTTAGAACAAAGAGAAGATGAACCTGTAGTAAGAGATGGAAAGAAGCTAGGTAGGAAGGGGTAAGGGAGGGGTTACAATGTTGATGACAATAGCTGAGTGTAGTAAATCTTTGAACATACCTTCAACCACACTCCGGTATTGGATTAAAACAAAGAAGATACAATCTCAGTCCGAGATTAGAGAGGGTGAATCTGTTACTGTCGTTGATGATGATGAAGTAAAGGCTTATGCTACTTCTAAAGTTAGCTACAAAGTTGATGATGATGAAGACGTAATGAATGAGATACCTCCTTCTACAAGTTTAGTTCAAGTAGAGTTTTTGAAGGAACTTAAGCCTGTCTACGATAGATTGATTGATGCTGAAAGACATGCTGCCGTACAAGATACTGAAAACATGTTCCTTAGAGAAGATCTGAAAGTTGCTAAAGAAAGAATATTTGAATTGGAGAATGAGGTTGTTAACTTAAGACATAAGTATGAGCATTTATTGAATTCTACAATCAATTTAGGGTTCATAAAGATAAGAAGACAGAATATTTAATCTCACAGCCCACCTTAGAACCAAATAAAACAGACTACTTAAAACAGACTCTTAAAGGTTTGTTATAGGTGGTCTTTTATTATGATCATGATGAAGAAAGGAGAATACTTATATGTCTATAGATAAAGATTTAAAGATTAAACTTATGAATCTTACAGGTAGTTTTGAGACAGGTCAGATAGCACCTGATTGTTATGGTCTTGTAGCTGGTAATTATGATGATGAAGGTTTGTCTTGGGGAGTTCTTCAATGGAATTTAGGACAGAAGACTCTACAACCCTTATGGTCAGAACTATCTGGAAAGGCTGAAACTAAGGCCATTCTAAAAAGCTACTATCCACATTTTCTGAAGGTTCTCCGTATGGAACATAAACAACAAATGGCTTGGGCAGAGGCTGTAAGTTACTCTAAAAATAAATCCATCGTGACACAGCCTTGGAGAAACTATCTTAAGAATCTTGGAATGTCTAATGTAGGTCAGGAAGTACAAATCAAGGCGACTGAAGCATACTTTAGAAAAGCTGAACAAATGGCGTCTGAGTTTGGACTTTCTTCAGAACGTGCTTTGGCTCTGATGTTTGACATTGCAGTCCAGAATGGAAGTATCAAACCAGTTTCCAAAGAAAGGCTGAAGGTGTTCCTTAAGAGTGGTCATCATGATGAACAATCATTATTAATCAAAATAGCAGAGGAAGTAGCAAATACATCTTATCCTCAGTGGAGACAGGATGTACTGTCTCGAAAGATGACAATAGCAAAAGGAAAAGGTGTAGTACATGGTCATACGTATGACCTTATTAGTGTACCCTTGACAATTCACATGTGAATGTTTATGATGGACATACATCACATTTTAGGAAAGGAATGGTAATGATGGACGAGCATAAAGAGTCACTGGAAGAACTGACAAAAAGGGTTCGTAAGGAAGTTCAACATGAAGATACTGTTTTCTGGGTTAAATGGGCTGTATGGGTTGTTTTAGGACTTTTGATTATAGGATTCGTGACTAAATAGGATGCTTCAAGAAGCGTTATCACAACAATTAGAGGAGGAATATATGAAAAATATTACGGTAATATTGTTGCCCAGAAGTATTAAAGACGTTGAAATGATACTGACGTTTGCTAAGAATCTAACTGGAGCAGCATGTGAATACTGTCCTGACAAACTAGCCTGTGATGCTAAAAAAGATAAGTGTTGCATTATGGGTGAAAGGATATCCAAAATTGCCCATCTCCTTTGTTATGAGGAAGAAGGCCGGAGCAAAGTTTATGGAACAATATGAACTGCATCTTGGAGACTGCTTAGAGATAATGCCTGAGATACCAGACCACAGTGTAGATATGATTTTGTGTGATTTGCCTTATGGAACTACTGCCTGTAAATGGGACGTAACTCTGCCATTTGATAGGTTGTGGTGTCAGTATGGAAGGATTATTAAAAATAATGGAGCTGTTGTTTTATTCGGAAGTCAACCATTTTCTGCAAATCTTATCATGAGTAACACAAAGCTATTTAAGTACGAGTGGATATGGCTAAAAAATGTACCTACGGGCATGGCACAAGCGAAATATCAACCAATGAAGTATCATGAAAATATATTAGTATTTTACAAAAGCAAACCGACATTTAATAAACAGATGGTGGAAAGAGAGGGCAAGGGAAGAGATTGTTATAAATATGAGCATTATTGTGGTGAAAGTAATCATGTCAAAATGAACAAAGTCAAAGCATTTTATAATGAAATATTGGTAAACCCGAGTAGTGTGTTGCTATTCAATGCTGTTCCCAATAGAAACGGCAAACTTCATCCCACCCAAAAGCCAGTAGCCTTATGTGAGTATTTGATACGCACCTACACCAACGAAGAAGAAACCGTCCTAGACAACTGCATGGGAAGCGGAACTACAGGTGTAGCTTGTGCTAACGCAGGTAGGAAGTTCATCGGTATTGAGAAGGAAGAGAAATACTACTACTTAGCCCAGGAAAGAATCTATGCTGCTTACAATGAGCATTCCCAAAAGGGCGAAGATATATACGGGTAATAAATGTTATGTAAACCATTGAGGAGGTATGTAAATGATTAGCACTATTAGATTAGCAGGACCATTTAAACGTGGTGAACATCCTCATATGAACGATAGTTGTGAACTCGGTGAAGTGTGTGTTAGCGAGATGCTAGATGACAGTATGGACCACATAGAAAAGAAGCTGAAGGAATTTGATTCAGCTATGAAAATCAATAGACCTTTTGGTGACTGGGGAGATACCAGAACCCTTGTAAGGGTTAATGAAAGGTCTTGGGTACAGATTGTCTTTAATGATGAATACCTGGGCAGGGGTGACTCCTCTCAATGGTATGGAGTTTCATGGTGTGAAGATGATGAACACGGAAAAGAAGATGCTCTGGAACTTCTAAAATGGATGGATGACACGTTAGAGGCGTGGGCTTAATCGTGATTATGGGAGGCTTGGACGTGAAAGACATTCCAATGAACTATTCCGAACATGCAAATTTGAATGGATACCATTACCTCAGAGTAATGACTGCAAACGGTTGGGAGTACCGTCACTGGAGCGGAATAGAAAAGAGATGGGTTAAGTTTGACCCTAGCCGAAACCAAGCGGTAGTGGCTGAGTTTGAAAAGACTTGCTAATGACGGTTATCTGTACAAGTAAAAGGAGGGGTTTAGTTGATTAGAAACATGAAGATGGAACTAGACGAAGCAAAAACATTGCTCAAGGCTTGGAACGAATGGGCTTTATCATGTGGAGCTGATTCATCAGAGTTTGGTATGGGTGAGCCTATATATGGCAGCATTCTTGATAAAACCAGAGCTTATCTAAGAGGCAAACAGGCGTTAGAACAATGCTTCACTACATCTTTTAAAATCGGTCAAAAAGTAATGGCCGACATTGACGGACAGAAAAGAAGAGGCTATGTAGACTCAGTAATCGTCGATAACAACGGCATATGGTACAACGTGATGTGCAGTAACCCTAACCCAAACCTTATGGCTCCTACTCTCTTTAAACTATTAGACTTTATGATAGAGCCTATCTGACGCAGATAACCCATCTTATCTTTACCAGTTGGAAACAGAGGAGGGCTTCAAAGTGACTTTTGCGACATTGGGCTGGATAGTTTGTGCGTTACTACTTTATACAATATTAGATGATGTAATAAAATCTCTACCTCGTTGTAAATCTGCTGGCGAGTTAATTCATACATTGCTTGTAATTATGCTCAACACTGGTATGGCATATTGGGTTTTTCTAGCTACAAAGAAGCTAATGAGTTAAATGGAGATTTAGTTCATGAAGGAGGAAGTTATGAAATTTGGGAGCCTGTTCACAGGAATAGGAGGCATAGATTTAGGGCTTGAGTGGGCTGGTATGGAGTGCGCTTGGCAAGTTGAAATCGACGATTACTGCCAGAAGGTACTTCATAAACATTGGCCTGATGTGCCTAAATATCGAGATATTAGGGAAGTAGGAGGACATAATCTTGAGCCAGTCGATATCATTGTTGGAGGATTCCCTTGTCAGCCTTTCAGCAATGCCGGGAAGCAAAGAGGCAAAAAGGATGACCGTTACCTCTGGCCGGAAATGTTACGAGTTATACGGGATATTCAGCCCACTTGGGTACTTGGCGAAAACGTTACTGGTATCATCAGAATGGCACTCGACACGGTGCTATCTAACTTGGAAGGTGAAGGCTACTCCTGCCAAACGTTTGTTATTCCAGCTTGCGGTATCAATGCCAGACACAAACGAGACAGAGTATGGATTGTGGCCCACTCCGGTAGCATCGCAGAGAGGCGATTGTCCATCGGAACGCAGGAGGAAGAGTCCGGGGCTGATGTCAGCGGTGAAAATGTTTCCGACTCCAACAGTGCACGGAAACTACAACCGAAAAGGAGCTTCAAAAAATTCAGGGGATGGGTTGGCAACGGTAGTTGGTGGGACGTTGAACCCAACGTGGGTAGAGTGGCTGATGGGGTACCCAACCGGCTGGACAGACTTAAGTGCCTAGGAAATGCTGTTGTTCCCCAAGTAGTTGCTGAAATTGGACAAGCAATAATGCGGTGTAGATAACCAACCTTATCACAGCCAGTAAAGGAGGATAACAATGAAAGTTGAGAAGTTTTACGAGATAACAGACGAAAGCCCATATAAAGCAAAGTTCATTGAAAAAGAAGCGAACGTAAACACATGGTTCAAGTATGTAGAAGACTTTGCCAAGGAATACAGCATTGAAGGTGAGCTTGCTACTAGGGGCAACGATATTGTGATTAAACCAACTGAGTCCAACTTAGTGAGGTTTGGAACTCAAATGACATCTCAAAGTTATGATGGTTATAGAAAGTTTAGGGCTAAGTCTAAAATGGACAAGGCGTGGCACGGCAAGATATCAGCCATTGTTGACCAGACAAGAGATATATACTGGGCAATGGTTTTTAGGAGTTTTGGAAGGTCTTCATCCCTAGCGTTTGAGTACAATGGTAAAGTCTATCTTCAGTTGATAACGGAAGGCCCTCAAGAGACGCAAGACAAAGGCTTTATTGAGATTCTAGGTTCTACGTTCCACGCAGCAAGGGAGTCAAAGCAGGCTGAGTTAGAAGCAGCAAAAGGCATGGCGATATAATTTAGCTTATCTGAGTCAATGAAAGGAGACTTTTATATGCACGTATGTGACTTATGCGGTAAGAAGGCATACGACGATGGATACTTAGCAATTAGGATACCAAATGGTGATGATTATGATTTGTGTCAAGAGTGTGATGAAGAGTGGAAGAAAATATGTGATTCAAACCCCGTAACAAAAAAGCTAGAAAAGCAAGTTTATGATGCTCGCATTCGACTGCAAATACTTCAAAACAAGCTACATGCTGAACAAGCAAGTTCGGCAACAGAATTTGTAAACCAAAAGCTGAAAGAGAACAACAGATAATCAACATAGTCACAACAAGGAGGGTTAAATGAAAACCTGCTCATTATGTGGGCAAACAAAGCCTATCGGAGAGTTCTACAAAGATAGTAGAAGCAAAGATGGTAAAGGCAACCGATGCAAAGCCTGTTGCCATGAATCCTACAAAAAGCACGAGGAAAAACGCAAACTCGAAATGTTGGTAGAAAGTTTGAGCGAAGAAAATTCTACACTGATAGGTGAGAATCAATGTCTAAAAGATACGTTTGAACTTACTGAAGAGAAACTATCCCAGGAACTTGAATCTAGTCTTGATGGTGATGTTAATTGTGGTTAAGAGTAGGAGGTTGGAAATGAGCAAAAGACGAGCAGCCAACGCTAGACGTAAACTTGACCAAGGAAGGCTGAATAAAATAACATTCCGTGAGTCGCAAGCTGTTGGAAAATTCCTTTGTAGTATGGAAACGTTAGATGCTCTTAAGTGGATAAGGGACAGCAGATGGCGTCTTGCCACAAAGTTGTCCGGTCTTATTTATATAAGAGGTAGAGGTCCTAGACATATACCACCCAAGAGTAAGTTTCTAAACGCATAAAGTGAATGGGAGGATGATTATAGCAATGAAAATAAGCAACGCTGAGTTTGATGCAAAATGGACTCTAGACTGTCAAGGTAAACAAGACTTTGACTTCCCTGTATTATCTGTATCCTGTAGGTATTATCCTGACTACACAGTTATAGCAAGCATATATCTTGGTAAAGAGGAACTGCTTGATTCTGGCTGGATTAAGGGAGAGACAGAAACAGAGTGCAAGTACAAAGCAGAAGAGTGGGTTAAACAAAACCTAACAGCCCTTATTGCTAGGATTAGATAATGCGGATTGAAGAGGCGTAAAGAATGGATTGTTTTACTTGTCAGACTAAGATGAAGTGTGTTGATGATGTTAACGATGTGACTGCTCGTATAGACATTTTGAAATGCCCTCTATGTGGTTCTACCGCATCCGTTGTCTTTGGGATGAATGGGAAGTTTGTAGAAAAAGTTGATTGGCAACGTGGCAAAGTTATAGATAGAACCACATAATGAGGCTTATCACCGACAGTAAAAAGGAGGGCTAGTAATGGAAGTGGAGTTTATGCGTATTGGTTGTTATGATGATGATGTAGATATGGATGTATGTATAACTGCTACTGATAAACGAACATATCTGTGTACAGACAAGGAACTTGTTAAAGCATTGGTAGGCAAACGTATAGTGAAGGCAGAGTTTTCGGTCTATAACTCCCGAGTAAAGTTGCTGTTAGAGGACTAATTATTGTGATATGTCAGTGACAATGGACTTTAAAGAAAGGAGTAAGCAATGATAAAAGATGGTTGGAAACTAGCACCTTTAGAATACCGTATAGACATGCGAGAACGCATGAAAGAGAATGTTCGAAAGTATGGTGTTCCTTATTGTCCATGTATATCACCCACATTTTTAGACAAGTATCATGGAACACCTGAAGCTAAAGCTCTGATATGTAACTGTCATGATTTTAGAGTTCATAACAAATGTCATTGTGGTTATTTCATAACAATCAATGATTAGTTTTTTTTATGCCTTTGTGTATGCAGATGTGAATGATGATGATGAGGAGAGATATCTATGTGTATTATTGATGCTGAGAAAATAAAGAGAGAACTTGACCTTGAAGAAGAAGCTATAAACATAGGCATCAAGAAATATCAAGAGGACAAGGCAAAGCAGGAGATATCTGAGTTACCTCCGGGTAGAAAACTAATACAGATAGCCATGACATCGATGATACAAGCCTTAGAAGAGTTTAAATCTCCTAAGGCTGGTGGAGGTGGTAGACTTGTAGACACTCGAAAATATCTCAAGTCAGTTAGTAATGAGATTCTTGCTTTCATTACAGTCAAAAAACTGATTAACTGTCTTTATGAACCTATAAAGGTACAGAAGGCTGCTATTCAGTTATCACAAATGATCATAGACCATATGGAATATGAGGAATTCAAAAAAGATTCTCCTGGTTACTACCGTATGTTGAATGATAAAGTATTTCCTCATACAACAACTTATTACAACAAGAAAAATATCATAGCAAGGGCTAGGAAAAAGGCTAATCTTGAGCACATTGTATGGCCTGAAGAAGATAGACTGCATATGGGAATAAAACTCATTGATTTATACATAGAATCAACAGGCCTTATAGAACGTGTTAGACATCCTGATGATGATCTTTATTATCTACATGGCACAGAAAAAGTTAAAGATTGGATTGAGAAACAACATGCACGATGTGAATTATTAGACCCTCTGTATATGCCTATGGTAGTTCCTCCTAAACCTTGGGACACACCTTTTGGAGGAGGATATCTAAGTAACTACGCAACTATGAAATTCAAGCTCATAAAATCTGACTCTAAACAGGCTCTTGAAGCTCTTCTTGATAAGGATTTATCGAACGTCTATAGAGCAGTAAATGCTGTTCAAGAAGTTCCTTGGAGAATCAATCAGAAGCTCTATATCATCATGAAAGAAGCCTGGGAAAGTGGAACCTGTTTAGGTGGACTACCAAGACAAGATGAAGAACCTTTACCTTCTAAGCCTTGGAATAATGATGATGAGTATGAAGCATATAAATCAGATGACCCACAGGTTATAAGAAAGTGGAAGAATGAAGCCACAACCATATACCTAAAGCGTGTAGGAACAAGGTCTAAGAGAATATCAATGACTCAGAAATTATGGATAGCTGAGAAATTCTTAAATGATGAAGAGATATATTTTGTCTGGACTCTAGATTGGAGAGGCAGAATGTATCCTGTATCAACCTTCATTCATCCTCAAGGAGATGATACAGGAAAGGCTCTGCTGGAGTTTGCTAATGGTAAGCCCTTAGGAGAAAGAGGTGCATGGTGGTTAGCAGTTCATTTAGCTAATGAGTATGGTTATGATAAATGCTCATTCGAGGATAGAGTTAAATGGACACATGATCATCATGAACAAATCTTAGACTCAGCTAGAAATCCTCTTGATGGAAATAGGTTTTGGGTAGATGCTGACCATCCTTGGAGATTCTTAGCAGCCTGTCTTGAGTGGGAAGGTTATGATAAAGAAGGACCTGAACACATTTGTCATCAGCCAATCAATTTAGATGGAACTTGCAATGGTTTGCAGAACTTTTCAGCTATGCTTCTTGATGAGGTAGGTGGTTCAAAGGTGAACCTAGTACCTCAGTCTAAGCCAGCAGATGTTTATCAGGCTGTTGCAGATAAGTGTTCTGAGAAAATATCGAAGTTAGCTGCTAAAGGAGATGATATGGCTAAGATATGGATAGGTAAAGTTGATAGAAAAGTAGCCAAGAGGAATGTTATGACTACTCCTTATGGAGCTAAGTTATATGGCATGAAGGAACAACTTGTAGAAGAGATTAATGAACGAGATGAGAAACTTGGTTATCGTTATCTTGGTGATGATATAGAGGGAGACAACTTTAAAGCATGTACGTTTCTAGCTAACATCATGACAGACGCTATAGGAGAGACTGTAATAGCTGCTAAGAAGGCTATGGGCTGGTTACAGCAAGTAGCTACTATATCATCAAAAGCTAATATACCTATTGAGTGGACAACCCCTATAGGATTTATACCATTCCAAGAATATCAGACACAAGAATTAACAAGGGTTAGTACATTTTGGGGTGGTGTTAGAGTCCGGCTAGGCTTGGTTAAAAACACAGGAAAACTAGACAGACGTAAACAAGCCAGTGGAATCTCACCTAACTTTGTCCATTCATGTGATGCCTCACACCTGATGATGACAGTATTAAGATGCCTAGATAAAGGAGTAACAGATTTCAGTCTCATTCATGACTCATATGGAACACATGCTTGTGATGTTGATATTCTTGCTCAAGAATTACGAGAAGCATTTATCCAACAGTATACTGAACATGATGTCTTAAATGAATTCAGAGAAGCAATCATACAGAAACTACCTCCAGATTTAGCTGAAGAGATACCTCCAGTACCGAACAAAGGTAAACTTGATTTGAATGCTGTTAGAGACAGTTTATATTTTTTTGCCTAAGATCATTCACATGTGCATCGTATTGCATATGTAGATACATCGTCTGAAAATTCATTAGCAAAGCCCACCTTAGAACCAATATGTAAGTTGGTATTAAAAAATCATGATGATGATAAAGGAGAGTAAAAACAATGGCTGAGAAGAAAAAGAAACTGATGTTGACTACACCTACAGGAAGGGCTAAGTATCCCTGGTTAAACAAGCCTAATACAAAGTTTGATTCAAATGGTCTTTATTGTGTGACTCTTGTTCTTGATTATGAGACAGCTAAACCTTTAATGGAGACTATTGATCAATATAATGATCAGTCTTATAGAGAGACTAAAGAAAAACTTATAAGTGAAGGTAAAGCTGGATTAGCAAAGACTCTTAAAAAGGCTGATTCACCATACTCAAATGAGGTTGATGAGAATGGTGATGAGACAGGGAATGTAGAGTTTAAGTTCAAACATGATGCTAAGTTCGTATCTAAGAAGAATGGTAACACATTTGAATTTAAGCCGGACCTCTTTAACAATAAAGGAGAACGAGATGAATCACCTATCTTCGGAGGTAGCCTTATCAAGGTAGGATGGTGGCCTAATCTCTACTATGTTGCTGCTCAGAAATCCTGTGGTGTAAGTCTCAAGCTATCTGGAGTACAGGTTATAGAAGCTTCTCAAGGTGGTGGCTCTAGAGATGCTAATTACTATGGCTTTAGAAATGAAGCACCTGCTGATGATGATAATAACACAGGAGTAAATACTGATGACGACTCTGAATTCTGAGTCTAAAAAGGCTCGAAGAAGAGGAATTCAGAAGGGCTACAGGTCAGGTCTTGAAGAGAAGGTCAGTAGGCAATTAGAAGCCTCTGGCCTTCAATGGTCTTACGAATCGATGAAGATAAAATATCTAGAACCTGAGACTTGGCATACATATACTCCTGACTTTCCTCTTGGAAAGAATGCACAGATAATCATTGAGACTAAGGGAAGATTTCAATCAGATGATAGAAAAAAGCATCTGATGATTAAAGCTCAACATCCTGAATTAGATATCAGGTTTGTATTTGAGAATCCAAACACCAAGATAAACAAGGTGTCTAAGACTTCCTATGCTGATTGGTGTAATAAGTATGGATTCAAATGGGCTGTAAAGTTAATACCTCAAGAATGGTTAGATGAAATCAGGAGGAAGAATCATGCTTCCTAAAGGTAATTTCATAAAGCACCTGCCTTGTGAGGTATGTGGTAGTAGTGATGCAAAAGGGCTGTACTCAAGTGGTACAGCCTATTGCTTTTCATGTCACACATATTTCAAGGCTGATGGTTCGATAGATGAAGAACGGAGGAGTTATATGAAGGATCTCATTCCAGGTGAACCTCTGACGGGTACTAAGAGAGGTATCCATGAAGAGACCTTTAGCAAATTTGGCTATGAACAAGGAACCTACAATGGGGATAAGGTTCATGTGGCTCCTTATTATCATGATGGTAAATTAGTAGCTCAACATACCAGAACTAAAGATAAGAAGTTTGCTTGGATAGGTAACTCTAAACAGCTTGAGATGTTCGGACAGCATCTATGGCAGACAGGTGGCAAGAGGCTAGTCATAACAGAGGGTGAATTAGACTGTCTCTCAGTAGCTCAAGTATTCAATCTCAAGTGGCCTGTAGTTTCATTACCTTCAGGAGCACAGTCAGGAGCTAACTACATCAAGCAAAACCTAGAATGGATTGAATCATTCGAGGAGATAGTCATTGCTTTTGATAATGATGAAGCTGGACAGAAGGCTATAGAAGATGCTGTAGTCCTCCTCACTCCAGGTAAGGTTAAGGTAGCTGATTGGAGTCCTCTTAAAGATGCTAATGATTGGTTGCAAGATAATAAAGGTTCTGAGATAGCTAATAGGATATTCCAGGCTAAAGAATACAGACCTGATGGTATTATGTTAGCTTGTGAGATGACTCTTGAAGACCTCATGACTGATGATAAACTCATGAACTATCAACTACCCTATCCTAAGTTAGATGATATGATGAAGGGCATTAGGAAAGGTGAGTTGACTACTCTTACAGCAGGTTCAGGAATAGGAAAGAGTACCTTGGCTAGAGAGATAGCTTATCATCTACTCACAACTCATAATCTGAGAGTGGGTTATGTAGCTCTTGAAGAGAGTGTTAAAAAGACTGCTTTAGGGTTTATCTCAATAGACCAAGGTGTACCTCTTGGAGACTTGTTCTTAAATCGACAACTCTTAACTGAAGACCAATGGAAGCAAGGTTATGAGAGGACTATTGAATCAGGACATCTCTTCTTGTATGACCATTTTGGAAGTCTATCTAGCAACAACCTTGTCTCCAAACTTAGATACCTAGCTTTAGGCTGTGGATGTGACTTCTTAGTTCTGGACCATCTATCAATAGTCGTTAGTGGAATGGATTTATCAGATGATGAACGAAGAACCATAGATGCTTTAATGACCAACTCACGCTCACTTGTAGAGCAATCAGGAGTTGGTCTTATTCTTATTAACCATCTCAAGGTCCCTCAGAAAGGAAAGCCTCATGAAGAAGGAGGCAGGGTAACTCTGAATGACTTGAGAGGGTCCGGCTCAATCAAACAGCTATCGGATAATCTTATAGCTCTTGAGAGAAATCAACAGTCAGAGAAAACTGCTGATATATCAAAGATAAGGATACTCAAAAATAGGCTGTTTGGAGTTACTGGATTAGCTGATGAAATTCAGTATTCAAAAGAGACAGGTAGATTATTACCTGTAGGTGATGCTGAAGAAGATGATGAAGAGGAGGCTGAATTCTAGGATGATACCAAAGTGTCCTGAGTGTGGTCTTTATTATGCCTCCTATGATTATGAAGATAAGACCTATACCTGTACTTGTGGTCATGTTGAAAAGGTTATCGGAAAGAAGAAGATTCATACCTGCAGTCATGAATATACCTATTATACTTGGTTTGACCCTTCATATTGTCCTCAATGTCATTGGTCATTTGTTGATTGAAAAGGAGATGGCTTAAACTGTTACCTAAAGAAGTTGTTATAGACGGAATAACTTATCCAGTAAAAATAACTAAAGAACATCCTGTATATGGAGACAAAGTCTGCTATGGGTATATTGATTATGATTTTAGTGAGATAAAAATAGTAGGCACTAATCATATAAGTAGAGGATGCCAACAACAAGTGTTATGGCATGAATTACTACACGGCATTACACATCATCGAAAGATTAATCTTCCTGAAGAAGATGTAGAGGATATCATAGATTCTCTTGCTTGGGGTCTTCATGCGTTGTTTGTAAACAATGATTGGAAGGAGTTTGAGTAGACTTGCAGGTCAATTTAATAAGTCACACTCCAGAACCCTTCTTGGCAATAGCTACAGCAGCAGCTATTACAAGAGGGGTTTTATATTGTCAGGCTGTGAAGATGCCAAGAAAGAAGCTGGAGGCTATTGTAAGAGACTGCTATGAATGTGGTCATTGGTCTGTATTTGAATTTGCTGAGTGGGACTTTCAGGCCTCTGAGGTTAGTCGTGTTTTAGAGACTCAAGCAGTCCGGTCAAGACTAGCATCTTTCGAGTGGGAGACAGGTAGGCGTGAGAATGCTTATCTTCCTTGTGATGCTATTGATGACAAAAATTATATGTCTCATCTCATCGAAGAAATAACTGATATCACATCGGACTTAGCACCTGAAGATGCTAGATATTACATTCCTCAAGGAGTGGCTAGGAAAGGCCGTATCAAGAGGAATCACAGGAATCTTATGGAGACATCTATGGTTAGGTTGTGTACTCATGCTCAACAGGAGTATAGAGACTTCATGCTTAGATGTAAGGCTCTAGTTACTGAGGTAGACCCATTCTTAGGAGAACTCCTTCAGCCTAAATGTGTAGTCAATTTATATTGCAATGAGAAGCAGTCCTGTAGACTCAATGGAGTCAGGACAAAAGATGAGGTTAGAAAATTATTGATGGGGTAGGTGAGTGAATGCTCATCTTTGATATCGAGACAAATGGTCTCAAGGACTATACAAAAATACACACCATGACAATTTATGATTATTTTAAAAAGGAGTATATGACCTATGATAAAGACCAAGTATCAATGGGTATCAGGCGACTTCAAGAAGCTGATTGCATCCTTGGTCATAATATTCTTGGGTTTGATTTACCAGCAATAGAGAGACTTTACCCTTGGTTTAGAAGACCTGACAGATGTCTTGATACTCTTGTTTTAGCTAGGGTTGCTTATGCAGATGTGTATGACATTGATGTTAAGTTAGGTGAAGAGAAAATCCCTAAGAAATTGTGGGGTTCACATAGCCTTGAAGCATATGGATATAGGCTAGGTGTTTTCAAAGGAGACTTTGGTAAAGAGACTGATTGGACAGAATGGTCTGAGGAAATGTCTTCTTACTGTCATCAAGACGTTACTGTTACAGTAGCTCTTTATCAGAAACTAATTTCAAAGGATGTTCCTGATGAGTGTTTAGAGTTAGAACATAAGGTAGCTGAGATAATACACAGACAGACTCAGCATGGTTTTCTTTTTGATAATGATAAAGCTCAAGTCCTATATGCAAAGCTCCTGCAACGTAAGGAAGAACTAACTGGAGAACTCCAGAAAGTCTTCCCACCCTGGCAGGTCAGGATGCCAGATTTCATTCCTAAGAAGGACAATCAAGCAAGAGGCTATATTGCAGGTGTTCCTGTCAAGAAGTTCAAAACAGTCATCTTCAACCCTGGCTCAAGAGACCATATAGCATATCAACTTCAGAACAAGTTTGGATGGAAACCTACAGAGTTTACTGAGTCAAGCAAACCAAAGATTGATGAAGATGTTCTCCTAGAACTACCTTATCCAGAGGCTAAACCACTAATCGAATACTTTATCATCAATAAACGACTAGGGCAACTTGGTGATGGTGATAAGGCTTGGCTTAAACTTGTAGACAAAGATGGTAGGATTCATGGAGAAGTTATTACAAATGGTGCTGTGACAGGTAGAATGACTCATCATAACCCTAATATTGCTCAAGTACCTGCTGTAAAGGTTCCTTATGGTTATGAGTGTAGAGAGTTATTTACAGTCCCTAAGGGCTACAAACTTGTAGGATGTGATGCTTCAGGTTTAGAGCTAAGATGTCTAGCTCATTTCATGGGTGATGATGCTTATACTCATGAAATCCTTAACGGTGATATCCATACTAAGAATCAACATGCAGCAGGACTAGCTACAAGGGCTGAAGCAAAACGATTCATCTATGCCTATTTGTATGGTGGTGGAGATGCACTCATAGGTTCTCTCATAGGTAAAGGACCTAAAGAAGGCAAGAAGATAAAGAAGAGATTCTTGGAACAAACACCTGCTTTAAAGAGTCTCAGAGAACGTGTTGATAAAGCAGCTAAGAGAGGCTATCTCAAAGGTCTTGATGGAAGGCACTTGAAGATACGTTCTCCCCATGCTGCTTTAAATGTTCTTCTACAATCTGCTGGAGCATTGGTCATGAAGAAAGCTCTTACAATCTTAGACTACAACCTTAAACAGCAAGGATTCACTAATAAGGACTACAACTTTGTAGCAAACATTCATGATGAGTTTCAGATAGAGGTTAAGGAAGAGTATGCTGAGTACATTGGTGGTCAGGCAGTCTTAGCTATACGTGCTGCTGGAGACTACTTTAAGTTCAGATGTCCTCTTGATGGTGAGTGGAGTATGGGAAATAACTGGGCTGAGACCCATTAAAGGAGATTGACTATGAAATTTAATATAGGAGACAAGGCCATTGTCAATCACTCAGAGCATGATTATTACAACAAAGTAGTAGAGATAGTAGGTTCTGTTGATAACGGAAGAGTTTATAGAGTTAAAAGTATTGATGATGATAATGGTTTTATTATGTTAGGAATGTATCTTAAAGAATTGAATCATGATGATTATCCTTTAACACGACCTGCACATTATGCCTCACATACTGTCGAACCTATTGATTTAATAATAGCTCATGGTTGGGGTGAGGCTTTCTGTGCAGGCAATGTTATTAAGTATGTCTCAAGGTATGCAGATAAGAATGGTGATGCAGACCTTGAGAAGGCATTACAGTACCTACAATGGTTAATGCAGTTAAGAAAGACAGGGAGGATTGAGAAGTAGTGAAGGCCATAGATTTAATTAAAGAACGTAGATATGGAAAGATACTGATAGATAGAGCATTTTTGGATGCAATAGAATATGCTTCATTTCAGAAGTTTTTCTCTCAATTTATTGTACTGAAAGCAGAGTGTGATTTTCCAGCAGATAGGTTTATATATACAATCTGTGGTAGAAAGCTTAGACCTGTACCTGCTGGAGAGGAAATACCACAATATGATTTTTGGGTAACTGATAATGAAAAAGGTGAAGCTGAAAAGTTTACATTAAAATCTTTAACTGACTTTGAAATTAATATAGAGGTGTTATAAAAAATGGAGCTTGCTGCTTATCAAAATCAGGCATTATCTACAGCTAACATGAATCTTAAGAAGCCTGAAGCATTATCGAATTGGTGTATGGGTCTAGCAGGTGAGGCAGGAGAATTGATAGACCTTATCAAGAAAAGTCTTTTTCATGGTCATGAACTTGATAAAGACAAAGCACAAAAGGAACTAGGAGATGTTCTCTGGTATCTGTCTCTACTCTGTTCCGAACTCGGAATGAGTTTAGAGGAGGTGGCAGAGAGAAACCTAGTAAAACTCAGAAAAAGATATGCTGAAGGATTCTCTCAGGAGGCTAGTAGGAACAGAGAAGAGTATAAAATTGGAGGGACTATATGAAGAAGGTTCTCTTAATTGATGGGGACCTTCTTCTTCATAGATTCAGCAACTCCAACGAGACTGTCTATCAATGGGATGAGGAAACAACAAGTCAAGTTCTAAACTTAGAACAAGCTTACAAAGACCTCACTTCAATGATTGATGAGATTAAAGAAGCTACTCATTGTGATGATTATCTCCTATGCCTATCTAATGACCAACCATGTTTCAGATATGATGTGCTACCATCCTACAAGCACAATCGACAGAACAAACCTAAACCACCCTTACTAAAGCCGCTTAAAGAGAAAGCTATTGAAACATTACCTTGTAAGACTAAACCTAAGTTAGAAGCTGATGATGTCCTTGGAATCATGGGTACCATGAAACCTGGACAGTACATCATAGCTAGTTTGGATAAGGACTTAAATCAGATTCCAGGTAGTCATTACAACTGGAAAAAAGATGACCTGTATGAAGTCAGTCAAAAAGAGGCTGACTTATTCTTTTATACCCAAGTCTTGACAGGTGACTCAGTAGACGGTTATTCAGGCTGTCCTAACATTGGTAAGAA